CGTCCATCATGACAGTCATGCTTTCTTTATGACCAATTAAAAAAGCAACGAATCCATCGATATGTTCCACCGATTTTCGTTTACTTGATGCTTTTTGATTATTAATATTGGTAACTACTTTTGTATTATTCGTACACATAATGAATAGTGGATTGTCAGTCTGTACACGACCTTGATCGACTAACGATTCAAAATCATCAATAACTTCATTCATTACGCTTGGATACTGACCAACTTCAACACAATTGAATCCATTTAATTCAAACCTTTCGACTAACTTTTCTGCCATGGCTGGATCATAATTGATTTGTTGAATGTCTAGTTCTAACTCTTCGTACATATCCATCACATAATCAAATACCGCATCTTGATCTATTGTTCGTCCTTCGCATAAAGTGACAAACCCAAGTTCAGAATAATGGCGATATGGTACGTTTCGTTGTTTTTCTTTTTCGTCAATGCCATGTGTTGGGATAAAATACATTTGTTTGATTTTGATAATATTATTCCCGTCATCGTCGTACGTAGGCACGTTGATGGACACACAGGTTAAGTCTGTGGTTCTTGATAAATCAATTCCTATAAACGCTTGTTGACCCGAAATATCGCCTAGATCTTTTACTAAGCAATCTTCTATTTGCTGTTTATCAAAATAGCTTTCTGCATAATTGACAAATACATCCAAATGTTTAGATAAAAATTCAGCTTTACGAAATGGATTACGTTTAGCATCTTTATATTCTCCGCGTAAAAAATCTAGAGAAACACTGATACCGATATTTGGATTTACTAATTTCCAAACTTCTTCATCTTCCCAATCGTAACCTTTGTTTGGTTCATATATCATTACAAACCAATCATCGTCATTATCATTTTCAAGAATATCTTTGCTATCGTGATAAATTTGTACACCAAGCGCACCGCTGTTTTTACCAGCAGTAGAACAAACTAGAATGAGTGGTTCTGGTTGAGAAATTTGTCCAGACTTTAACCCATCGTAACGCGACGTGTCTTCCCATTCGTGAACTTCATCGGCAACAACAATATAAGTATTTTTACCATCGACCTTTTCTTTTTTTGAAAGAACACGAAAATTATTTTGAAACCTAAAATCGTCTTCGAAGAAAGAATAATTGATTGTTGTTACTTTTTTCTCTTTTCGATAAACACGTGTACCATCTAATAGTTCATTATCGTTTTCTATTACGGTTGCTAAAGGATGAGCAACATTTTGTGCCTGATCAAAGTCGGCAGCCAAACAATAAAATTGTGCTCCTTTAACACCTTCACCATACATACCATAAAGAACAGGAGCACCTTCCATTAAAGATTTACCATTCTTTTTTGGTACTTGAAGATAAGCTTTCCTTATAACGCGGACGTTTCTTTGCCATTGTTCACTCCACTTTTGCCAACCATAAATATTGCTAAAATTGAATTTCTGCCAATCTTCCAAAATCAAAGGTTCGCCTGCCCATTCACCTGTTGAGTGTTTGTAGAACATTTCGGTAAACATGAGCATGGAGTTTGCTTTTTCTAAATCAAAAAAGATATCCTTTCTTTTCTTCCACTTGTTGTACCTTTTAACCGCTAAGTGAATAGAGTTGGGGTATCTTTCTTTATGTCGTCTAACAGACTTTGCAAATTTATCAGCATAATTGACAGTCATATCAATCAATGATTGCCACCTCGCATTTGTCTAAATTGAACTAGTCTATTTTTGGGTTGAGTTACTGCTTGTTCTTTTTCGGCATCAACTACTTTCTTTTTGTTTTCGGATGCTAGTGGATCAACCCAATCCAATTCTTTATTTTTCATATCTAAACCAAGTTGATTTAAAAGTTTTGTTTTCTTTTCACTCCAAACCTCGACTTGTTGAGCTAACGGATGCTTAATTTCATTCTTTGCACCATTTTTATTTGTGTGAACTTTTGTTGATTTAAAGCCTGTCTCTTTCCATTCCAAATACTTGATATGATAGACTTCGCACGTATCCAGATAAACTTCAATCAGAGGGTGAAGTGCTGGTGTGTACTTCCCTAAAGATTTCAAAATCTCTTCAATTCTTTTTTTCTCAAATTCCTTATATTCCTGGGCTTCATCAAGTATTTTTTGACGTTTTGACTTTCTTCCCAACAAATTCACCCCCCTTTACTTTTTGAATTTTGTCCGGAGGTGTCTGTAAGAGTCCCCTGCCCTATCCCCAAACGAAAAAAATTTTTTCAAATTGAACGGGGGGCTTAAAGATATTCGGACGGCTCAAATTTTTTTCTTAGAATTTTTTCTTTTTCATTTTTTGGTTTATATTCAACTTTTGGATGACAAGATGAACAAACCAACCGACAGTTGTCTCCGTCTAATCTTTTTTCAGGTCTTAACCAGATTGGTTCGATGTGATCAACCTGACTATCACGTCCGAAAACAGGTTTGCCGCAGATTGTACATTTATACCCATCACGAAAGCGCACATAGTCAGCTAATGATTTCCACGCTTGCGATTTATAAAATGATCTGTTTTTTGAGTAGAATCGCTTTGTATATATCTTCTTGCGTTTATGCTCGTCACAATACTGCCCCTGGCTTACCAGGGTACGGCATCCTTCTTGACGGCAGTACTTAGCCATGGGTTTTCATGGTGGTGGTTTTTGTTTTAGGATCCCACACCTCAACTCCGAATGGCGTTACGCGTGTGTAGGTTTCCGCTGTTTGATCTTCGCCAGCAGTTAGATCAACCCCAGCGATTTCATCGATCACAATTTGATTAGCTACTTTTTCTTTTTCAGTCACGACCTCTGTTTGTTCTTCATCACTAACAACTTCTTCAATTTCTTCTTTTTTCTTTCTAGCCATTTTGATTCTCTCCTTTGTAATTTGTACTGATTACTTTTGCACCCATTCGCTCATACCATTCAACAGTTTCCTGCAGACTGGGTAGAGTATGGGATAATAAAGAAATAACCAACACATCCATTCCTATTCCTTTATCATCTTTATCTACCTGCACATTTGCATAGGTTCCGTTCCAATGGTCTCGCAAACCATTAGGACTGTTTTCTGCTTCTATTGCTTTCTTATAGACATCTCCCATATTTGTTGGGACATTCGCCATAAGCACTGCCTCATGAAAATCATTCATAGATAAAACTCCTTTCAAAATAAAAAGACCACTGAATGAGTGTTCCTTTATGTACTAGACAGTAGCTGTCGAAAGATAATAAGAAGATGTTTTTATTTTTTGTATTTGCTACTGTCCAATCAAAGCAATAGAAAAGAGCCACAGATACCAATTAATAAAACAGTTGGGATATCTTGGCTCTTTCATATTTTTTTGACACTAATAGAATATCATGCTACAAACAATGTTTACATAGCTACAATGTTCGAACATTTAGTGAACATTGGAATTTTAAAACAAACTGATCTGTTCAGTATCTTCTCGACGATTATTGTAATAATCAATCTCGCCTAATTTACTTTGTCTACTCAGTTTATTTTGTTCATACTCATCTAAAAAGTCTAAAGTTTTACGAATCTCTGCATGCCTTTGTCTAACATAAGATGCACTATAACCAATCTCTTCGGCTATTAACTCTAATGAGCAACCTTCGATATACTTCTTCCGAATAATCTCATTATCAATCCCTTTAAATGAATTAATAATAGCAAGCATTTCTTTTCTTTGTTCTTCGAGTAAATCAATTTCATTTTCTATCTTTTGGAGGTTTTCTTCTAAAGAAGCTGATCTAGAATTCTTTTCGATTCGGACGTCTGCTAAATCTCCATTTACCCATCGATTCAATTCAAGCTTACTTTTATTAAGATTCCACTTTAAGTAAAGAATCTGCTCATCAAGTTCTTGATAATCTTTTAACCACTGAAATCTCACAAACGCCACCCCTTATATGATAAAATAGTATTGCGCTGCTATCTCGAAAGAGGTGGCTTTTTTTATTTTTTCTTGGCCGTTCCATTCTGGATTGCCTTTTGTTCCAAACGTCGCTTTTTCTTCTTAATCTTTGATTTTGTTTTTCCCATACAAACATCCTTTCCGGAATATATATCGTTCGATTTTTACTATTTAATACGTGATGGCCAATTTTTATTGTTCGCTTTAAATCATCTCTTTGAAAAAATTTTATTATTTTTGTAAGATCCCTAAATCATATTTTTGTTTGTTATAATACCCTTATCGATGTATTTAATCGAAATATAAAACTAAAGGTGATCAACATTGAATAAAACTAAATTGATTGAATTAATTAATCAACGATTTGAAGAAACTGATTTAGAATTTTTAAATATAAAAAATTCCCCTGAATTATTTTCTTATTTTACCGAAGACGATATTCCTGCTCTTAAACAATTAAAATATTATTCTGATTATTGGACGCA